CTTTCTCAAACAGAGAACCAATTCAGAACAAACGGACAGCTCGCGAAGCTTTACTCGAAGGTCACAGGAACAAACACCCAAGCAAGTCAATGCAGTTCGTGCAACCGTCGGATGCTTGCGGAGCTACAAAAGCTAATAAACGAAACAGAATGAGTTACACTACAACGGAACGCGAGAAGATAGCGGAGAACATCCGCGAATTCCTCAAACAAGACAGGAAAGAGAAGTTTGAACATCAGCACTTCGGAGGAGACCCCTTCCTCGTGAAGCGGGTTCTTCCCATGACCCCATACGACAAAGAGACCCTGGAGAATATCGCACGCGATGTTGAGGGTCGTATATTGCACCCATGAGAAACGCAAGAAAAGCCCTCCTCCATGCGAAGAACTTCCTTCTCATCACGGAGAACGATAAAGCAATTCGACTTCATGCCGGGGACGATCCCGCGACTTTACTTCTAACCTTAGCCGTCCATAACGATGAATTCCGATACACCCTCGAAGCCGTCCTCGATCAAGCCAATGAAACTCTCGGGGATAAAACCGAACCCGACGAACCCTCGGATAATTAAAGACGATAAATTCCAAAAGCTCGTGAAGAGTATTGAGGAGTTTCCGGAGATGCTCGAAGCCCGTCCAATTGTAGTCAACCCGGAGATGATTGTGATCGGTGGGAACATGAGGTTCAAAGCGTGTAAAGCGGCAGGACTAAAAGAAGCACCCGTCTACATGGCAACATGGGGAGAGACCAAAGACCGAGAGTTCATCATCAAGGACAACGTCAGCTCAGGAGAAAACGACTTCGATGCTCTAGCAAATGAATGGGATGCAACAGAGCTGAATGAATGGGGACTCGATGTCTGGAATCCAGAATTGAACCCCGACTCATTGGGCGAAGAGTTTAGCCTCGCGGACGGAGATAAACCCCCGTTTCAATCCTTGACGTTTACTTTAGCAGACGAGCAAGCCGAATTTATCAAGAACGCAATCGCAGACGCGAAAGCTCTTGAGGAATTTAAGTACGTTGAAACAATGGGCAACGATAACGGCAACGGTAACGGATTATATTTTTTAGTAGCACAATGGGCAGGGCAAAGGATATAATCGTCAAAGTGATCCCGTCTCAATTGGCAAATGAATTTGTCAAGCGACATCATTACTCCGGAAAGGTGGTAAACAACAGCGTGCTTCACTTTGGGGCTTTTCTTGACGGCAAATTGGGCGGGGTCATGCAGTACGGCAACCCTATTGACAAGCGAAACGTCCTGAATTTAGTAGAAACCAGCAACAAAGGTTTTAACTCTAAGTGGAATGAGATGCTCGAGTTGAACCGAATGGCGTTCGCTCCAATACTACCCAAGTATTCTGAGTCGCGATGTATTGCGGTCAGTATTCGAATGATCCGAAAAAACGCTCCGCACGTTAAATGGATTCTATCATTTGCCGACGGTACCCAATGCGGGGACGGAACAATTTACAGGGCTTCGGGTTTCGTTTTAACCAATATAAAAAAGAACACTTCGCTTCTTAAATACAACGGTCAAATAATAGCAGATAAAACTTTAAACAACTCCAACTATAAGCAAAAGGGAATGAGTGCAGGCAAGTTGAAAAAAATGGGAGCAAAACCGTTGACAGGCTATCAACTCCGTTATATTTACATCATTGACAAGAAAGCTCAATTGAATTGCCCAAACATTCCGTTCTCTAAGATTAAAGAGGTTGGCGCGGGAATGTATAAAGGAGAGAAGACAGGCGGTTAAAGCATTGTGGCGATGCGCTCGACATCCAGTCGAGAGAGGGAGGTTCGATTCCTACCTTACCGCTCTAACTCAAACAAAATAAACGGCAGAATGAATCAACAAAATTCAACACTTAAAAAAGCGATGCTCGAAGCGTTGGAGAAATCCCTCGGTATTGTATCGACAGCAGCAAAGACGGTCGGCATTGATAGAGGCAGTCATTACAACTGGATGAAGGCTGACGCGGAGTACAAGAAAGCCGTGGAGTCTATATCTGATAGCGTTCTAGACTTCGCAGAATCCCACCTCTATAAGCTCGTGAAGGAAGGCAACCCAGCAGCGACTATCTTCTTCTTGAAGACCAAAGGCAAGAAGCGCGGTTACATCGAACGGCAAGAGATAGAGGTAACCGAGAAGAAGCCGCTCTCATGGTTGGATGAATAAACTCCCCGCGACATATTACCACGTTAAAGAATGCAAGTCGAAGATTCAAATCCACCAGGGCGGGACACGATCCGGAAAGACGTACTCCATCCTCACGGCACTCATTGAGCTTTGTCATAAGAACTCGGGGCTTGTCATCACGATATGCCGAAAGACATTCCCAGCACTTCGAGCGACAGCGATGCGGGACTTCTTCGAGATACTCAACAACGAGGATGTCTACAACCCCGACCTCCACAACAAGAGCGACGCAACCTATCAATTGTGGGGGAACATGGTTGAGTTCATTAGCATCGACCAACCGCAGAAGGTCAGAGGACGAAAGCGAGACGTTCTATTCATCAACGAAGCCAACGAGATCAACCTCGAAGATTGGCGGCAACTCCTCCTCCGAACAACGGGGAGGGTGCTTTTAGATTATAACCCATCAGACGAATTCCATTGGATCTATGAAGAAGTCATCCCACGAGAAGACGCAGAGTTCTTCCGAACCACGTACAAAGACAACCCGTTCCTCCCTCAAAGTGTGGTCATGGAGATTGAGCGGTTTAAAACAGCAGACGAGAACTTTTGGAAAGTATACGGTCTCGGAGAACGAGGAACCTCACAAGCAACCATCTTCACCCACTGGAAAGAAATAAACCAAATCCCCAATGAATACAAGCTACTCAACATCGGACTCGATTTCGGATATACAAACGACCCAACCGCAATCGTCCGAGTCTATACAGACGGGCACGGGTTCGCAGTCGATGAACTCTGCTACGCGACAAGACTCACTAATTCGGATATTGCAAAAGTCCTCCGAGATAATCAAGTCAATCGATCGGATGTTGTTATATGTGACTCCGCAGAACCCAAGAGCATCGACGAGATACACGCTCACGGATTCAATACTCACGGAGCAAGAAAGGGAAAGGATTCGGTTAAAAATGGAATCCAATTCCTCCATTCGCGACCGCTTCTTGTCACGGCTCGGAGTGTGAACCTTATCCGGGAGCTTCGCAATTACAAATGGAAGGAAGACAAGAACGGGAAGCAACTGAATGAACCCGTCGATTCATTCAACCACGCCATTGACGCGATGAGGTACGCGATCACATTCAACCAAACGAACCCGAACTTCGGTTCTTATGCTATCGGGTAGAAAAGAAAAAATAAAAAAAATGTGTTTTAGCGTTGGATAACGAAATAAGTTGCGTATCTTTGAGACATCAAACGAAACAAACAGAACAAATGAACCTCCCAACACAACTCCAAAACTTCGAAGAGCAGATTTCAAACCTTATGGTTTTTATCCAAGCTCAAGGACTAACCTTCGAAACCGAGGCAGAACTTCAGGACATTATGAAGCAATGGATTAACGACGGTATGAAATTGACCGAAAAGATTCAAACCCCGCAAGGAATGAAGTTTATGTACCGAATGACTACCGAAAGAATCTAAACCACCAGATCAACAGAAGCCCCTCACGGGGCTTTTTTTTTGCCCTAACTTTCGGGCTACCCGCACGATTCACGCAAACACGCAAGATTCACGCATTTTTCACGCATTCCATTTTGGATAAGGAAACCAAACAAATCAAGTTATTAGAATGATGGAACTCAAACTCCCGCACCGATGGTCTGACCTCTCACTCGGAGAACTCCAAGTTATGATGACCGCAGACAATCCCCTCGAGAAGATATCCATCTGCTCGGGGTACTCGGTGGAGAAACTCCGGGCGATGCCTCAGAAGCTAATAGAAGCCGCTTCAGCGCATCTTGACAATCTTCTAACCCAAGAGACTGCACGTCATGAGAAAGTCGTTGAGATGGACGGAAAACGCTTCGGTTTTATTCCGAACTGGGATGAGTTCACCGCGGGTGAATGGATCGACATGGAAAACCACCTCGAAGACTTTTGGGCAAACGCTCACAAAATTACCGCCCTCCTCTATCGAGAGGTTACCTACGAACTCGGAGACAAATACGAGATAAAGAAGTACACCACCAAAGAAGACGCAAGCATCTTTGAAGAGATGCCCGCAGACCTTGTCTCGGGGATGCTGCTTTTTTTTTGGACTTCCAGAAATCAACTGCTGCACGATATGCAGTTCTCTTTGCTGGAGGTAGCGGACAAAGCGATCCAGTCGGTGAAAAATGGGGATGGTATCATCTCCTCTATTCCCTCGCAGGGGAAGACGTTCTCAAGATGGACGCGATTACAGAAATCCCTGTTCAAGTCATCTTCCAACACCTCAGCTATCTAAAAGACAGAAGCGCAAATGATCACGTTCAATAACATCGTCGAAAGGTTTGAAGTATTCGCGACGAATCACTTCTTTATTAAGTCATTCTCATTCGGCTCTCCGGATGATGTAGATCTCGCAAAGTTTACCGAGTTCCCACTCATGCACATGGTTTACACCGGGGCAACATATGACACCGGGA